CCTTTTGTGTCCGAATACGCATTTTCTACCTTTTTTTATCTCGGTGTTAATACCACAGGAGGAGGCACAAACTCCAACGCATTTTATGACGATGTTGCGTTGATTAACACTGCGATAACCGCACCAGAAGTCCGCTTCCTTTACGAACAAGGCCGTGGCGGTGGCATGTTGCTACAGCCGCCGAGACGACGCAGTTATGCAGCAATTATCGCCGCGTTAGTGCTTGCTTGCGAGACAGGCAACTACAGTCTGACGGGTCAAGCAGCAGGCTTGTTTGCAAGTCGATTGCTTGCTGCCGATCAAGCTCAATTCCTGCTATCTGGAAACGCGGCCACCACGACCGCAAGCCGCCTGCTCTCGGCGGATCGTGCCTCGTATACGGCGACCGGCAACAATGCTGCAACGCTCTGCGCGAGACTGCTCGACGGCGGAGCTGCGGCCTATGCCCTTACTGGCACCGACACTGGACTCATCGCGAATCGAAAGCTCACGGCAGACCAAGCGGTCTGTTTCTTGGCTGGCAACAATGCCGAGCTGCTGCGAGCCCTCAAGCTAAGTGCCGACTCACGGTCGCTACAACTCGACGGATTTGCTGCCTCGCTGCTGGCGGGTCGCAAGATCTCCGCCGACGGTGCCCAGTACATTCTAGTCGTATCCGATGCCAATCTTACCAGCTCCACTGGTGGAGCTGCTCCCTACTACTACCTGTTTATGATGCGAGGACCTGACTGATGGCAACCTTCAACAAGTTTCAATCGTTTATGAAAAATGTCGCCGAAGGCAAGGTAAATCTTGCAACGGACCAGCTCAAGATCGCTTTGACGAACACCGCGCCGGTGGCAACCAACGCAGTGTTAGGGGACTTGACGGAAATCAGCTACACGAACGTTAGTTCCCGGAACGTGACGATCAGCAGCAGCACTCAAACGAGCGGCGTGTACAAACTCGTTGTTGCTGACCTTGTGCTCACGGCCAGCGGATCTGTCGGACCCTTTCGTTACGTCACCGTTTACGACGACACACCAACGAGTCCAGCCAAGCCGCTTATTGGCTGGTACGACTACGGATCGAGCACCTCGCTGAACTCGGGCGAGACATTTACGACCGACTTCGACCAGTCAAATGGTTTGCTGACCATAACCTAATTGATTCCCAGGACTTCACCATGTACCGCAACACCGCAGGCACGCTCAAGGTCTTCGCGTTCAACCGGACAACCAATGCTCCGGTGACCGGCGGTGCTGCGCAGATCACCTGCAAAGTGTCGCTCGATGGTGGGGCCCGAGTCGCTCTGGCCGATACAAATCCGACCGAAATGGAGGACGGCTATTACCTTTTCGATGTGACGGCTGGAGAAACCAACGGCACCACCGCAGACTTCTTCCCCGAGTCCTCAACGATCAACGTGCAAGTCATTCCGGTCGAGCATTCTCGTTACCTTTCGCTCGAAGATGTTATTGCCGCCAAAACCAACACGATCACCGCTGGCAAGGTGTCCTATGCTGGCCCAGTCACAGCGAAAGGAACCGTCGACCAGATCGTCATCGGCGATGATTACCTGTCGGCTCATGGTACCGCATTCGTCTGGACAATTTCCGCAATCACAGGCATGTCGCCTGGTGCTGTGACCGTCCACTTCGGTGGCAAGAATGGGACCAATTTATTTGCGGTTACTGGCACCGCTGCCGACATCGGATCGGGTAAATGGTCGCTCACCTGCGAGATGCCTCGGGCGACCTCGGGCGCACTGGTGCCAGGTGAGTACCGATACTCGGTCGCTGTTCACAATGCAGCCGGCGTCGAACTGACGCGCGTTTACTACGACGATCCGCTCGTGGCTGTGGAGAAATTCACCCTATGAATGTGACGTTCAAAGTCCGCGAAGCTTTCTTCGACGGGCCCAAGGTGATCAAGTCGCTCAAGGCTGCCAAACGCCGTGTGCTCTCCAAGGCTGGTGCGTTTGTGCGCAAGCGAGCTCGTGGCTCGATGCGTCGTCGAAAAGGTCTCTCGGCACCTGGTTCTCCACCGTCGGCGCATTCCCAAGGGAACTCGCTCAAGACGATCCTGTTTGCCTACCAGCCCCAAAGCGAATCGACGATCGTCGGCCCAGTGCAACTCAATCAAGTCAATTTCACCGTCGAGTCTGTGACATCGACCGTACCAGGACTCCATGAGCGAGGCGAGACTGCGATCATTCGCGAGTACCGATACGCTCCGATCGAGGGGACTACTGACTCGGCAAACTGGCGACGCGTCGACGGCAGACGCCGGTATCGAGATCGACCTGGGTTCAAGCTTGAGACTCGCCGTCGTCGAGCTCGGTATCCCAAACGTCCCTTCATGCGTCCAGCCCTCGAGGCCGAAGCTCCTAAGTTCCCCGAGCTCTTTAAGAACTCGATCACGGCGGTGAGGTAACACATGGCATCGAACATCAAAGCCGGTCAAGCTTACGTCGAAATCGCGACCAAGCAAGGGTTGTTCGACAAAGGTATGGCCCAAGTCCAGGCATCCATGGCGAGACTCAAGGGTGTCGCCACAACCATGGGCACCGGAATCGCAAAAGGCTTTAACGGTGCCCAAGGCGCCTTGTCCGGATTTTCCAAGTCCATGTTGAGCGTTCCTGCTGCTATCGCTGGATCGGTCGCTGTGACTGGCTTGGTCGCACTGGCCAAGGGTTTTGCTGACGCAGGGTCCGCAGTTGACGACATGGCCCAGCGGACTGGCATGAGTGCCGAAGCGGTGTCCTCGCTCGGCTACGCGGCCAAGCTTTCTGGCACCGACCTCGGCACGCTGGAAAAGGGTGTTCGCAAGATGCAAATGGGCATCGCCGACGCAGAGGCCGGTGTGCCTGATGCGGTGGCTAAATTCAATGCTCTGGGCCTTAGTGTCTCAGACCTTGCAAAGATGTCCCCGGACGAGCAATTCATCGCGATCGCTGACAAGCTGTCATTGATCCAGGACCCAGCCCTTAAGAGTGCTGCGGCCATGGAGTACTTTGGCAAGGCTGGTGCGGACCTGGTCCCCATGCTCTCCGAGGGAGGCGACGGGATCCGCAAGCTGCAAAGGGACGCAGCCGAGCTCGGGCAAGTCATGTCTGGAGAAGATGCAGCCGCTGCGGGCAAGCTGGGGGATGTGTTCGATCGACTCTTTGGCGTGATCGGTGGATTGCAGAATCGAATCGGTGCGGCCCTCGCCCCGCTCATGATCGACCTAGGCGAAAAGATCATCAGCGTGATCACTACGGTCAGTGATTTTATCTCGCGGAATCAAGAGCTGATCATGACGATCGCCAAGTGGACTGCGGTCGGAGCTGGCCTGCTCGCAGGCTTGTTCGCACTCGGCGGAGCTGCTGCCGTAGCCTCGGTGGCCATGACCGGCCTAGCTGCGATCGGTGGAGCTATCGCCACGGTGTTCGGCATGATCGTTGGACTGATCACCGCCATCGTTTCCCCAATCGGTTTGGTGATCGTCGGAGTCACCGCCGCTGCCGGCGCGTTTCTTTACTTCTCCGGAGTGGGGGGTGAGATGGTCGGCTATTTGGTCGCCAAATTCAACGAGCTTAAAGCGATTGTGCTGCCGGTGTTTGACGCGATCAAGACCGCTCTGATGTCCGGTCAATGGCAAGCTGCTGGCCAAGTCGCCATGACCGGCCTGCAATTAGTCTTTCGAGTCGCGACGCGGGACCTGTATGCAGGCTGGCTTTCAATGACGACAAAGATCCAGAACGCCTGGACGGATCTGTCGTCGACCGTCTCCCAGGGTGCGGTTTCTTTTGTCGCAAATCTGATAAACGTCATGGCCGGAATACCGACCGGGATTCAAAACGGGTTTGGAACTGTGTTCGCCTGGTTGCAAGGAACCTTTGACCAGACCGTCAATTTCATCGCGAAAAAACTGCTCTACCTGTATTCGCTTTTCGACAAGTCAGTCGACTACGAAAAGGCTGCAAAGCAGATGGATTCCGAAGCGAACAAGCGAGCCGACAATCGGCAACAGTCGCTCGACGCTGCCAATGCGAAACGCAACGAGGAGCTCCAGCGTGCTAACCAAGGCCGACTCGGTGTCGCCAACGAAATGAACCGTGGTATTCAGTCCCAGGCCGATGCAACCAAGCAAGGTCGAGACGACCGGAACAAAGAACTGTTGACTGGATTCGATTCGCAGATCTCGCAATTAAGAAAAGATCTTGCAGATCAAACCAGTGCGATCCAACAGACTGCCGACGAGCAAGCCAAGAGTGCTGAGACGTCGAAATTCGCACAGCAAAAAGAGGCACCGGCCAAACCAAAGATCCCCTCGATAGAGCAAGTCAAAGCAACGACTGCGACTCAGACATCGGGTACATTTTCCGGCTTTGCTGCTGGCATGATGGGTGGGACCACATCCGCACTAGATCGCATGGCCGATCAGTCTGCCAAGTCGAACGAGTTGCTTACGCAGATCGCCAAAAACACTGGCGAAAATCAACCATTGGTATTTGGGAGCTAAGCAACAATGAGCGCGTGGACGTACTTGCCCCAAACCGTCGACGAGTCCGCTGAGTCCAGAGAAATGGACTTTGACCTCAAGGGAGGCCAACGGACCCAGACTCGGATTGCGATTGTTACTGGGTATACCGAGGCCGAAGACGCGGCCCAGGCTGCTGTCGACTTGCCGAGCACGCCATTTCCGCTAACGATCGCAGCATCGGGCGGAAAGCCTGCGATGGCGATGATCGCCGCCAAAGCCAAGCCTCTGACTCCCAATGCATGGGAGATCACATTCTCCTATGAGTCCCGAGCCTATGACGGAACCGATCCTCTAACCTGGACTTTTTCCGGCACGACGCTGGGCAAGACGCAGCTAGTAACCCAGTCATTTGCGACAAGCATCTACGGCGGGTCGGCAGTCGACTATGGGTCGGCAATCAATGTCGACCAAAACGTGGTCAAGGGTGTCGAGATCGGGATTCCAGGACTGGAATTCCAAATCGAAAAGACGCTGGCCAGGGGAGTGTTGACACTGCCCTATGTCATGACGCTGGTCAATCTGACTTACAAAACAAACAATGCTGCTTTTAGAAACTTCGCTGCTGGTGAACTGCTTTTCCTAGGTGCTGAGTTCCGCAACGGATCGACCGGCGAGGTTACAGTCACTTTTAAATTTAGCGCATCTCCGAATCGAACCGGCCTATCATTTGGTACAATCACTGGAGTTTCCAAGAAGGGGCACGAATACCTCTGGGTCGATTACGAAGCTTGGGAGTCGGGTGGCTATGTCATCCGCCGACCTCGCGGAGTCTATGTCGAGAGAGTGTACGAAGAGGGCGATTTTACAGCACTCGGAATTTAACACCCCATCATGCCATTCCCAGGCGACAAATTTAAACCATCGGCGAGCCGTGAAAGAGAGATCACGAAGCTCATCGAGTCCGCGCGTGGTGATGTCGCATCGTTTGGCGTTAAATCACTCGATGGACTAGCCCCTGGTCATGTCATTGCCAAGAATGAGACCGGTGCCGATTTAGCAATCGGCAAGGCTGCACTCATCCCGACCGGAAGCTCGGGCGGTGTATCAAGCCAAGAGCAAATCCCTCGCAAAGATCCGAGCTATCAAAAGGGCTATTACACCCTCAAGGCTCTCACGCCATTGATCAGCGGTGCCAATCCCTACTTTGAATCGCTGGCAGTGACCGTCGAGCCGATTCCAAATAACAAATTTGGTCGTGTCGCGATTGCTGGCCTAGCGATCGCAACATACCCTGCTCAACATGGTTTTATCACTCCCGCAGCGGGCAACGTATCGTGGGGCTTTTTCGGCCTCGCCCGAGTCGTTACTTGCATGCCCGCAACGGGGTCGTCGGATTTTTCGGTTTGGGACTTGTCCTGTCGAGCCATGCAGGCCGTCTACACACTGACGACAAACTGGTCGTCTGGATCGGCTACTGCCACAATCGCCGGAGCATCCACGCAGTTGCTCGACACTTACGGCATCGCAAGATGGCAAGTGAACGGCGACAAAGGTATGGCTGTCTATACGGGTGGCAACTGGGTTGTGATCACACCTTGGTGCGTGGGGAACTAATGACAACCATCCTCGATAAATTGACATGCACCTGGTGCGATGCCGAGGGCTCGCAAAAGAAGTGCTACACGTGCAAAGATGCGTGTCGGCATCCAGACCTCGCTGGCGACTGGTACATGAAGGTCACGCCAAACACAGGCCTGTTACCTTACGTAATTTGCACGCCGCCTCCCGACGCAAGCCAATTGATCTGCTCGCAGTTTACTCGGGTCAATTCATGCTGCTCGAGCATCAGTGCTAACCCTCGCGCTGCTCCAAACAATCGGAGCGATACCAGTGGTGTTTACAAGTGGCGACGTTACGGACGCACTTATGCATCGACCGTCAGTCGAACACGAGTCTGCGCCAACGCCAGCTCTGGACTGTGCTATAAAATCGGCCCGACCAATGTTTGCAGCCTTACTGTTGAATACGCTCGGGCCTGCGTGCTTGGGTGGAGGATGATCGCAGGCATCACCCAGGCCAAGCTCTACATCAGCCGGACGCAACCCGGCTATGGATGCGACGAGCCAAATCAATGCCGATACCGGCTCGCACTGGTGATTGAAGGGGAGATCGGTCTGACCTGGGCCACGCAGATCAGCGCGGGTCAGAACATCACGGTCAATTCGTCGAGTACGTTTTGCGGAGAGTCCAACCCGTGCTCCGACGGATCCGGGCCCAGTGGAGCTTGGCCGGTCGGATCTCCACCGGCATTTAACGCCGCGGGACTGTCGGTCACTACGCACCAATTCCGCCAAGTCCTCCGTCGATCGGTGGACACCCTAGAGTTTCCCATGACCTTTGGGCCGACCGGAGCAGTCGGCCTGAGCTGCGGCCCCAAGTGCGCTGCGGGCATCAGTGCCTTCGGTCCCACGTTCGGATCACCGCCCGCGTTCACTTGCGATCCTCCAGATGATTTACCTCCGAACACTGGTTTCGACACCGGATCTGTCGATGCCTGCACATCTATTTCGTGTGCCCAACAAGAGACGTACTGCACTGCCTATTCCAACATCATTGACCACACCAGCTACACGAACACTCTGACCGGATCGTCCGACTCGGGAGTCGTCACGCCTGGCTCCGCTCCCGATCCGACGTTGCCGACCGAATACCTAGTGGAGCTCCAACAATGATCGATCTACTAGGTCATCCGATCCATCCTGGACCATTTACGACGCAAACCACCGACGGTTTCACCGGCACCGTCCACGAGTTTGGCGAGGATAGATACCTCGAGCCCGAGCAACGGGAAACAGGCTGGCCGGCACTGCATCTGTACTCGTTTCGCAACGCCAACACATGGGACCGAGCCAAAGCCCGAGCTTGGGTGATCGAGTGGCTCCGATGGAGCTTGCCTCCGAGCTGCGATTGTGCGGTCCACTGGCAGGCAACCGTGGAAACGTTTCCAATGACCGACGCAGTGTTTGCGTCCCCGGATTCGTTTTTTGACTGGTCGGTCAATTGCCACAACCATGTCAACTCTCGCCTCGATGTCGATGAGTCTCACCCACAAGTTCCACTTGCCCGTGCTCGCGAGATCTGGTCGAGGATTGCCGCAGCCGGGCAAGTGGCTTGGTTTCGTCCGGTCAATGATACCATCTCGGGCGGTCGGCGTCTCGTCATCACTGTCGCGACCGGCAAAGCTCGGGAGTGGCTTCGATACACCGAGGGCCCGATGCGGGGTTATGCAGCCGACTGCGACGCGGATTTTGTTATTTTGCAGAACACCACGCAGGGCTGGTGGGGATTGGAAAAATTTCGCGTCCATGAATTCGCCAAGGCCTACCATCAGACGCTTTACCTAGACGCTGACGTCCTGGTCACTCGTCTAGCAAAAGACTTGTTCTCTGGCTATGAGCCGCAGGAGCTTTGCTCGACAGATGGTATCGACAATTATGTCGCGATCTACAACGAGCTCGACGATTTGCAGTCATCGACGTGGGTCGCTGGCTGCTGGGACAAGGTCGATCAATGCATCGGGCCCACGCTCAAGAACAAACACTGGGGCCAGTCGTACAATTCAGGCGTAGTGTTTTGCGATAAAAGAGGATCCAGCGTTTGGACGCCTCCCAAGCTGCCGATCCCGACGTTCCACGTCGCCGAGCAGATCGTTGTCGGGATGAACCTGATGCGACACAGGCCGCTGCTGCATCCGTTGCGAGTCAGTCGCAATTTGCAAGTTTGGAACCCGCATTTCAAGCTTCGACTGCCTAGTGCCGAGTTTGTTCACTTGTCCGGGCTCGACAAGAAAACCGAAGAGATCAAGAAGATGATCGAGCTGTTGAAATCAGTCGGCAACCCCGTTTATCAAGGATGTAAATGATGCGATGCCCAAGGATGCTCGGTCTGATGACCCGCGCAAAAATCATGTTTGCAATCAGTCCCAACGTAATCCGCATCATGTTGCCAGATGACAGCGAGATCGATCTGGTGCTAATCGATTGCTTTACCCCACCCATGGTCAAGCAGACGCAGCATCGCCGACGCGAAACGGTCGAAGACCAAGAGTGGTATGTCAGACCATCCAGGCCAGCCGTTGATGTGTACGAAAAGGAACAACCCAATCCCGCAGGAGTCGCCGCATACAACCGAGTCGTCGAGCTGCTCAAGGACTGTCCCACCTGGACCCGTGTACTAATACCCACTCCAAATCACGACCGGGAGTGGTTTCGTAATCTCAAGCCGCAATCTAAGCAACCTGGACACCTGTGGATCAGCGAGAACCAGACACTGTCGGAGAGGCTTGTTGAACTAGGGGTCGCCACCAAGGTCCAGCCACAGGACGGAGCGTTACTTTTTGATGGCACGGCAATCCAGACTAGCCAGGAGAATCCCGCTTTATGGTCATTTTCAGCGAACTGAAATTTGAGCTCAAACACCTGATGCCGCACACGTCGAAGCCTGATGGAAGATACCGTCGGCAACCTCGGACGACCGCGCCATCATGCCCATGCTGCGGAGCTCGATACAAAGCCGCCTCCACGCGAGAGAGAATCACTTGGTACTATCGGACTTGTGATTGTGCCCCTGCGCATGGCATCTCACGCCAAAGGCCAAGCCGCTACTGATGTCCAAGAAGCGACCACCAGCCGCAGCAGCTCCCGAGGATCCCGAGGACGACAACGAGTCCAGCTCGGAGCGTCCCAAGGATTCCTAC